GTGCAGGCGCTGACCATCGGCCAGACGGCGTACATCGTGAACAACCTGCCGTACGCCATTCCCCTCGAATACGGACATTCAACGCAGGCGCCGGCCGGCATGGTCCGGGTCACCCTAGCCAACTTCCAGCGCATCGTCGAAGAAGCCACCAGGAACAACAGCGTATGAGCCATGCACGAGCGCGCCAGGCCATCGAGATCAAGCTGATGGCCTGGGCCATTGCGCGCCCGATCCGGGTCGCGAACTTCGAGCAAGAATTTTCTGCCTTGCCAGGTGAAACCTACCTGCAGGCCTATCAACTGCCAGGAGCAACCACCTGCCGCTACTTGGGCGGCGAGGCATACGAATACAACGGCGTCTACCAGGTAAGCATCGTCTGCCCGGCGGGCCAGCCTCTGGCAACCGCTGAGGCCCTGGTGGACGAGCTTTCGAGCCTCTTCCGCGTGGATTCGGAGCTCAGCCGCAACGGCTTCGAGGGCTTGGTCACCGAGCCAATTGACCAGGGCCCAACCATACCCGAGACGGCGACCTACACGGTCCCGACCAGCTTTACTTACCGCGGTGTCGCGGACTAACCGCCCGCCGGGGCATAACCAACCGCCGCCTGGCGGGCTTTCAAGAGGAACCACACCATGGCCGCACGCTTCCCGCTGCCGAACGGCGCTATCGTTGAGATCGCCGCGACCCTAGGGGCCGCCGTCTCCTTCACCGCAATCACCAACGCTGCGCCGCCAGTGCTGAGTGCAGTAGGCCACGACCTCACCGCGCAGGATATCGTGCTGATCGACTCCGGCTGGGCCAAGCTCACCGACCGTGCGGCGCGCGTGGTGAACCCCCTGACCGACAGCTTTGGCCTGGGGAGCATCAGCACCTCCAATGCCGAGATCTACACTCCAGGAGCTGGCCTGGGCTCGGTAATCCCGGTAACTGACTGGGTGCAGATCTCGAAAGTTACCGGCTTCACCCCCTCGGGCGGTGAGCAGCAGTTTGCCACTGTCGGCTACCTCGAGGACGATGACGACCGCCAATTCCCGACCAACCGCAACCCGCTGAGCCTGGCCATCGTGGTCGAGGACCAGCCGGCCGCTGCCTACGTCGGCGCCGTCGAAGGCTTCGACGAGTCCAAGGAGCTGACCGTGGTCCGCCTGAAGCTGCGCAACGGCGATCAGATCCTGTACCCGGGTTACGTCAGTATCACCACCACTCCGACCATGGAGCGGAACAACATCATGACGCGCACTATCAGCGTCGGCCTGTCCGGTCGCCCGCTTCGTTACCTGGCCGGCGCGTAAGGAGTTCTCATGGCGAAGATCAAGATCGCGCAGAACCCCACGTTCGCCGCTGTGGTGCAGGTTCCGCGCATTGGCGCCGAGCCGGCTCCAGTGGAGTTCCAGTTCCGCTACATGGACCGCGTTGCCCTTTCCTCAATGTTCGATCGCTGGAATAAGGCGCGGGACGCCTGGGCAACGAAGGCCCAGAAGGACGGGGCAAGCTGGGAAGAGGTCACCACTGGCGAAATCGCCCTGCAGGCCGAGCAGTTAGGCGAGATCGTCACTGGTTGGGACCTGGAAGACGAGTTCAGTGCTGAGGCCATCGTTGACCTGGTGCGCACCTGCACCGGCGCTCCGAGGGCGGTCATCGATGCCTACCAGGCTGCTTACAGTCCGGCCCGCCTGGGAAACTGAGGGCGGCGGCCCGGGCCTGCTATGAGCGGGGTCCATCCGTCGAGCAGCTGGCGACGCTAGGCCTGACGCCGGATGACATCGAGGAGGAAGTGGTGGAGGTCTGGCCAGGCGCATGGTCAGCCTTCCGCTTGTTCGATGCCTTGGGCACACAGTGGCGGGTGGCTTCTGGGGGGGCGTCTGGCCTGGACTACACCGCCATACCCGCAACGGCCTCAATGCTCGGCATCAAGCGCCGCGACCTAACCGACATTTTCCCCGATCTCCGCGTCATGGAGGTCGAGGCCTTGGCCGTCATGGCCGAATCGATGGAGTAGATCATGACCACCATTGCCTCTCTCGGTCTACAGATCGACTCCGGTGATGCCGTCGAGGCGAAGGACAACCTCGACCAGCTGACGGACGCCGGCAAACGCAGCGAGGAGTCGGCTGGGAAAACCGGGCGTGCCTGGGAGACCGCCCTGAGCAGCCTGCAGGGTGATACTCGGCAGATCGTGCAGGAACTGCAGGCGCTCAACGCCAAGCAGACCGAGTTAGCACAACAGATGGCCACCGTGGGGCGCGCCGTCACCAACGCTTCCACTGCGTTCAGCAGCGCTGCAGCGAACATGGGTGCGTTTCGGGCCGAGGCTGCGCAGGCTGGCAAGGTGCAGGAGGCGCTTACCAGCGCCACGGATGCCGGTGCCCAGGCTGGTCGGCGAGCTGCCGAATCCGCCGACGAGCAGCAGGCCAGGATCCTGGCCGTGGCCAAGGCCTCGCTGGAGGCCAGTCAGTACGTGCAGTCGCTCAACCGGGCGACCGAGCATAGCGCCGAGGTAACCGCCCAGGCGAACGCCGTTCTATCGGACAGTGCCAGCCGCCAGGCATCCATCAACAGCCGTGCTCAGGCCCTCATCGCCACGGAAGAGCGCCAGGCGGAGGCGGCGAAGAAGGCCGCCGGCGCTCACCGGGAAGAAGGCCAGGCGCTCGAAGAACTGCTGGGCAAGATCGACCCGACCATCGCGGCCATGAGCCGGCTGGACCAGATGGAACAGAAGCTGAAGGGCTTCCGCACCAGCGGCGCGCTCGATGCGGAGACCTTCGGCGAGTACCAGGCGAAGATCGACCAGGCTCGCGCGGCCCTGGGCGGAGCCGATACCGCGCTGAACAAAACCGGTATGACCGCGAAGGCTACGGCAAATGCGCTGCGCGGTGTGCCGGCGCAGTTCACCGATATCGTGGTGTCTCTGCAGGGTGGTCAGGCCCCGCTCCAGGTGCTCTTGCAGCAGGGTGGACAGCTCAAGGATATGTTCGGCGGCATCGCGCCAGCGGCGAAGGCCCTGGGCGGTTATGTGCTCGGCCTGGTCAATCCGTTCACCGTCGCAGCAACTGCTGTTGGCGCGCTGGCCTTGGCCTACTACAAGGGCAGCCAGGAGGCCGACGACTACAACAAGGCGATCATCTTCACCGGGAACGCCGCAGGCACCAGCGCCGGGCAACTGGCAGCTATGGCCCAGCAGGTGAGTGCCACCGTTGGCACAACTGGCGCAGCAGCTGAAGTGCTGGCCAAACTCGCCGGCAGCGGCAAGATCGCCAGCGGCAGCTTCGAAGCGATCTCTGAAGCAGCACTCAGCATGGAAAAGGCCACTGGCCGCTCCATCGATGAAACAGTTGCTGAGTTCGCCAAAATCGCCAAGGACCCGGTTGCAGCCGCCAAGGAGCTCAACGACCAGTATAACTTCCTGACGGCGTCGGTCTATTCGCAGATCGTAGCCCTGAAGGAGCAGGGCGACACCATCGGCGCGGCCAAGCTGCTAACCGACACCTACGCCGACACCATCAGAACCAGGACTGGCGAGGTCACCGAAAACCTCGGCCTGATTGAGAGCGCCTGGAAAGGAATCAAAAGTGCGGCTGCTGATGCTCTCGACGCCACGCTGAGTGTCGGTCGGGCTCAGACCTTGGAGCAGCAGGCGGAGGGGATTCGCCAGCGGCTGCAGACCAACCAGGGGCGTGGCGGGCGCGCCGCCGCCATGGGCATCGAGACCCGAGACACCGAGAACGACCAGAAGCAGCTTGCTTTCCTCGAGATGCAGATCGAGGCCGAGCGGTATCGGACCAAGTTTGTTGCAGATCGGGTACGGGTAGAGCGCGATGGGATCGATGCGGCTTCGCGCCTCAAACAAATCAGCGACGCGAATCTCACCAATGAAGAGAAGCGCAACAAGCTGATCAAAGAGTATCGACGGGATGTCGAGGCGCTTAGGAAGGCCAACCCGAACGACCCGCTGGTGCAGGCTGATGTGGTCGCCAGGACCATTCAGAACATCAAGGACAAGAACAAGGACCCTGCGGTCCGCGCCACAGCGGTAAACCTGACGGACTTCAATGACTCCAAGAACTCGCTCGCGGCGATTCTCGCTGAGTACAAGAACGCCGAGAAGGAGCTGGATGCAGCTCAGAAGGCCGGCATCATCTCCTTGGAGTCGTACGCGGCCCAGCGCGCGGCCATCATCGAGCAGCAGAAGGACGAGGTGACCAACGCCTACCAAGCGGAGATCGCGGCGCTCGAAGCTGCCAAGGGCAAGGCCGGTACCTCAGCCGCCCAGCAGATCCAGCTGGACCAGAAGATCGCCGACGCCCGCGCTGCCATGGTCAAGGCTCAGAAGGGTGCCGACACAGAACTGGCGGTGCTGGCGACCAACGAGCAGGGCCGACTGGCCAAGCAGGCCAGGGCAGTGCAGACCTATACCGACGCCCTTGACCAGCAGGCCCTGGCGCTGAGGTTGCAGGGCCAGCGATCCGCTGATGGCCTTGGGCTCGGTGATCGGCAGCGCGGCCTGCAGGATCAGCAGAACGGTATCACCGATCGGATGAACCAGCAGCGCCTGGACCTGGCCAATCAGTACGGCGACGGCTCCCGTGGCATGAGCCTCGACGAGTACAACCAGAAGCTGGCAGCCCTGAGCAAGACCGAGAAGTACCTGCAAGAAACCACCATCGCCAACTACGACCAGATGACGGTCGCGCAGGGCGATTGGCGCAAGGGTGCATCCTCCGCCTTCCAGAACTATCTGGACCAGGCTAGGGATGTTGCCGGCCAGACGAAGGCGCTCTTCACCAGTGCCTTCACCAGCATGGAAGACGCTGTCGTGAACTTCGCCATAGCTGGCAAGTTCTCGTTCTCGGACTTCACCAAGTCGATCCTGGCGGATATGGCGAGGATCGCGACACGTCAAGCCGCATCTGGGTTGCTGTCGAGTATCGCCGGTACCGCAGTCGGCGCCTGGTTTGGAGGTGGGGCGGGCGCTGCCTCGTCCGGAGCCTCGGGGACAGCCAGCGCAGCGGGCTCGAGCGGTTTTGACTACGGCCTGGGCAGTGCGTCATCGGGCATGACCTACACCCCGACGTTCTCGGATGGCGGTTTCACCGGTGAGGGTGGCAAGTACGACCCTGCCGGTATCGTCCATGCGGGTGAGTTCGTGCTTCGTCGGGAGGTGGTGAGCCAGCCTGGCATGCTCCGGTATCTCGAAATGCTCAACACCCGCGGCTATGCCGACGGCGGCTTGGTCACACCGCTTGCAGTACCTCGGCAGGTCTCCAGCCAGGCTGCGAGTGGAGCATCCATCCAGGTCAGCGCGGCTGTCAGCGTCAACACTCAGGACCAGGGCGGGCAGGGCATGGAGCTTGACCAAGCGCTGCTTCAGCAGAACATGCAGAAGCAGATGCAGGCTGCTGCTGAAAAGGCAGTGACCGACTCCTGGCGCCCAGGAGGCCTGAGTTACCGCAACGTAAACAGGAGAGGCTGATGGCAATCGAAACGTTTCGCTGGGCCACCCAGCGCGGCGAGACACCAGACATCCAGTACCGAGTGAGGGAGTCCCGTTTCGGCGACGGCTACCGCCAGGTGGTCGGTGATGGCCCCAACAACAAGGAAGACAGCTACCCCGTGACCATCACCGGCGGAAAGGCCAGGACCAAGGATGTCATGGAGTTCTTCGACCGTCACGCCGGCGCAAAGGCGTTCCTCTGGACCACGCCACTGGGTGAGCTGGGCCTATTCACCTGTAAAGACCCGAAGCCAACCCCGTTGGGGGGCGACCAGTTCAAGGTCGCCGCCACCTTCGAACGGGCTTTTCACCCGTAAGGAACATCCATGTCACTGACACACGATACCCAGTTGCTCGAGCCGGGAAGCGAAGTGCTGTTGTTCGAACTCGACGGCTCGGATTGGGGAGCTGACATCCTCCGGTTCCACGGGCACGCGATTCCGCACACGCCGGAAGAACTGGAGGCTGCTGGCGCAGATGCTGACCAGCTCCCTGCCAAGTCGATCTGGTGGCAGGGCGAAGAATATGGCGCCTGGCCGATGCAGATCGAGGGGATCAGTGCCAACTCGGACGGTACCGCGGTGCGCCCGAATCTCTCGGTCGGCAACGTTAACGGTCGCATCACCGCCTTGTGCCTCGCCTTCGATGATCTTCTGGAGTTCAAGCTGACCATTCGGCACACGCTGAAGCGGTACCTGGATGCAGAAAACTTCCCTCAAGGTAATCCTGAGGCCGATCCGGCCGAGGAGAGCATCGATGTCTGGTTTCTTGACCAGAAGGTCTCCGAGAACGGGAGCGTGGTGGCCTGGGAGTTGGCCAGCCCCGGCGACGTCGGTGGTGAAACCATTGGCCGGCAGATGACGCAGCTTTGCCATTGGGCCATGACCAACGGATACCGCGGCCCTGACTGTGGCTACACCGGCCCCTACTACGACATGGACGGCAACCCGACCGATGACCCCGCGAAGGATCAGTGCAATGGCTGTCTCGACACCGGCTGTATCGTCCGGCATGGCACCGGTAACCCCATACCCTTCGGCGGCTTCCCTGCCGTGTCCCTGATTGCCAGGAGCTGATGATGCTGAAGCACATCCTTGCCGCCGTGCAGCAGCACGCCGCGGCAGAGTACCCGCGCGAGTGCTGCGGGCTGCTGCTGGCGGTCGGGCGCAAGCAGGTCTACTTCCCTTGCACCAATACGGCTACCGAGCCGACCGAGGAGTTCAGGATTGCGCCGGAGCAGTACGCCGAGGCGGAAGACCGGGGTCAGGTGATCGGTATCGTGCATTCGCATCCGGACGCCACCAGCAGGCCTTCACCCAGGGACCTGGCTATGTGCGAGGCCACGGGGTTGCCCTGGCACATCCTGTCGTGGCCGGAGGGCGATCTGCGTACGATCACGCCGACCGGCGAGACAGCGCTGCTGGCCAGGCCATTCGTCCACGGCGCATGGGATTGCTGGCAGATCTGCGCAGACTGGTATGCGCGGGAATGGGGGCTGGAGTTCCCGGCCTACGCTCGGGAAGAGGGGTGGTGGGAGAGAGCGGAAGGCCCGAGCCTCTACGAGCAGGCCTACGAAGCTGCCGGATTTCAGCAGGTCAGCCAGCCAAAGCGCGGCGACCTGGTCGTCATGGCCGTGGGACGCACTGTGCACCCGAACCATGCTGGTATCTACCTCGGTGCAGATCCGGCTTTGCCTGGAGAGAAGGCAGAGGTGTTTGGCCCAGGGCCTTTCCTGCTGCATCATCTGTACGGCAGGCCATCAGAAGTCATCGTGTTCGGCGGACCTTGGCTCGACCGGACGCGCCTTGTCTTGCGTCATCGAGACGCGGAATGAAGCGGCATAGCCGCCGGAGTGAAGAATGGAAGTGAAAACCGTAGCTTCTTATGTGCCTGCCGGAAAGGGTGCAGGCCTTGAAGGTAAAACGGCCGAGCCGAAGCCCAGCCCTTTCCCAGTCACTTGTGCTGGTTGAAAGCCAGGTTGATGCGGTCAACGTCTGGCGCAGTAGCTCCACCTTGGCCCATTTGCTGGGCAACTGCCAATGCGAATTGGCGAGCTGATTCAATACCTTCAGCGCCCTGTGATTCGCGAAGCTGTTGAAGCAGGCCCGCGATGATGCAACTGATAGTCTTGATATCGTCGCCGTGTGAGTTGATTGCATCGATAACGCGTTGCTCGGTCATAGAATATCCTTGCTCATTTGCCTCAGTCCATGGGCTTTCCGGCAACGGACCGGGGCGGTTTGTTGGGGAGGCACAACGCTACTACGCCGTCCCGAAGTCCACATACTGGCTTTCCGTACAGGGTGCATGGGTGCTCAGCTGGGATGATGGTCTGCATTGTCTATTGCGGCGCCGAACGCGACAATCATTTGATGATTCGTGTTGGTACGTGTTGATCTGTGTTGACGAACGTGCCAACTGAACCTATAGTTCGCATCGTCTGAGCGTAGGCCTCTACTCTATCGGTCTGCGTGCGACATACAAAGGGTCCCTGAGGGGGCCCTTAATACTTTCTGAGGGAAGGAAATGGATCGCCTAGGTATTTTTGTGGATGCTGGCTATCTCTTTGCATCTGGCTCATTGGCCATCACTGGCAATGAGGTCGCTCGAAACTACCTTTCGCTGAATGAGCAAGCCGTGATAGCGCAGCTTGCTAAAACTGCTAGCGAGCTTTCTGGCGGCGTCCCCCTCCTGCGAATCTATTGGTATGACGCTATCGGGCATAAAGGTCCAAACCTTGAGCAGAAGCGCCTCGCGAGCAGCAATAACGTGAAGCTTCGAGCGGGAACTCTCAATGGGAGCGGTCAGCAAAAAGGTGTCGACTCCATGATTGTGATCGACATGATTGAGCTTGCCCGAAACCACGCGATTTCCGATGCAGTCCTGATTTCGGGCGATGAGGATGTCCGTGTGGGCGTTCAGTTTGCGCAAAACTACGGTGTTAGGGTTCATCTGATAGGCTTAGCCAATCAAGTCGGCAAGAAAAATCAGTCGACCAGCCTGATTCAAGAGTCGGATACGCACGTAGAGTGGTCTCCAGAAATCGTAAGCTCGTTCCTGAGTGTGCGCACGCCTAAAGTAAAGCCGGCGCCGCAAGAATTGCCCGTCATGAATCCCGTTCCGGAAGCTGTGAACGATGGGGCCCTGAGCGCTGAGGAAGCTGAAGCAGCAATCGACGCCATCGTGCGAGGGTATGTAAACGACCTCGTGCAAAATGATGTCATCGTTCTCAAGGAGCATCTGCAAGAGCGAAGCTCAATCCCCAGGGAGTTCGATGCAAAGCTACTTTGGATCAGTAAGCAGGCGATCAAACGACAGTTGGAGCTTTCGGAAAGGAAGCTGGCTAGGCAGATCTTCCTCGAGCTAGTAGCGCAACGATAACGTTTAGAAACCCAGCCCAGCGCTGGCCTTTTTGCATCTGGGCTCACCCTTGGCCCCGGCGCTTCCACGCATAGTGCTCCCATAGCGCGCTGGTGTGGAAAGCCCACATCAGGTGCATGCCCGTAGTTCTTCGACCTGGGCAATGGCCTCGGCCCTATCCCATGCGCGGATCGCATCCGCAGCCTCTGCCTAGTGCTCCAGCGCCTCGGCAAATCTCCGCTTCTCATCGTCGGGCATCTCCGCACCCTTCGTGTGAGTGGTTGGGGAGGGTAAGGATCGCTTGCTGGGTGGACATAGCTATTCAATGCGACATCTTTAGCTCATGATGGCTCTTTGCCCTTCTCAAGGAGTGGAGTCATGGCATTGCGTTTTCGGAAGAGCTTCAAGATTGCTCCTGGTGTACGGATTAACCTCAGCAAGAGCGGGATCAGTACCTCTGTCGGCAAGAAAGGGATGACTGCAAATCTCAGCAATAGGGGTACGCGGGTGACTGCCGGAATCCCTGGCTCGGGATTATCGGCATCCAAGCTCTATAGCTCTGGCAAGAAAGGCGCCGCCCAGTCTGCACCGACACCAATGTTGGCGCACGTTGTGACCTGGCTGATGATTGCAGGCGTTCTTTGGTGGATTTTCAGCTGACTGCATAGCCCAGCCCCGCGCTGGGTTTTTTGCATCTGGTGGATACCTACTCAGTAACGGGTCAGGGAAGCAGTATCGCTAGGTTGTTGATCGCTATCAATAATGGACTTCGGTCAGATAGTCATTGCCTCGACAATCAACAGAATGTCATCGCGACTGGTAGCATCCTCTATCAACTGACAGACGTCTTCTAAGTTCTCAAAGTTTACAGCTGCCGAGGGAGCAGTCAGCGGCAGCGTTTTGTTGATGGCATTGAAAAGCTCTTGGTCATTGCCGAGTTCTTCCATAAGCGTACTCCGAAGCCTCTCTAGGCCCTCGTTCGAATGGACCGCGGCCGGGATTGCGTTTCTCACATTGTGGGCTCTTTCGTATGGAGTCCTGTGTGAAGCCGCAGCTTTCCTATTTCGATTGCACAGCCGGCGGATCAATTTACAAAGCATCGGAGTACCAAGTTGGAATTACGTTTGAGCGCTGGAGAGACTGAAGCGGGATTGCACAGCTCGATCTTACACCTAGGTCATCAATGCTTCAGTCCCTAGGCCTCCCGGCAACGGGCCGAGGCGGTTCGTTGCCGGGAGACACGACGCTACTACGGTCACGCCTGTCCGCATACTGGCCTTCCATCCAGCCATACCAAGCGGAATGGGTTCAGATATCCTGAAGGCTTCACTCATCTGGATAACGTCCATGGAAATAGGCAAATTCTCATTGATTGATGTGTTCACCCTGTCTCTAGCTTTTCTGAGTCTGGCTGTGGCTTGGCGGGCACTCCACAGGACGAGGTCGAATGAGCTCTTCGCATTGCGTCAAAGCCTGGTGGTCAAGTCTGAGCAGGCACGCACAGGCTGGTATCAGCTCAATCGCGAAAACGAATCCCTGATCAGACGAGTAGGTAGCTACTTCCGGGCTAATCGGCCAGTGGCACAAGAGCTTCTAGATTTTCTCACGGAACAGAGGGAGCACCTTAAGCAATGTATTAAGGATGCAAAGGCGCTGGCCGACGATATCCATGAAAACGTCGAAACATTTAGCGAGAAAAAATGCCGTGTTTATCTGCGGCAAATCGACCCAAGCTTGGAGATTCTGGCTCGTAACCAAGGCATGGCCGAGAAGCGGTTTGACGATCTTCTTTCTCGCATTGATGAGGCTTCAACACGCCATGGTCAATCTTAGGCTTTCAGTGCCATGGTACATTCCTAGCTTTCGAGGGGGAGAACTATGCGGATTTTGAGTGCAGTCTTGGCGCTGGTGGCGGTGGCGGGGTGTGCAACTTCACCTATTCCGGCGGAGCAAGCGGACCCGGTGCCGAGCTCCCGGTTGTTCGCCTTCCAGTCCCCGTCAAAAGATCAGGCAGTCATCGTGGTTACGAGAGACACTGGTTTTACAGGAGGCGGCTGCAACACCAAGGTCAGCATTGACGGTCGTCGCGCAGCAGAGATTGGTCCAGGTGAGACAGCAAAATTCTATGTGTCCCCCGGCGAGCGGATGCTTTCCGCCTCCTCCTGCGGAAGTGGCTTGAAAGAACGTGAGACCACCATCCAGCCAGGAGGCACGAAGCGATTCAGGATATCAATCGATTCAGCGATGAGTCTCGACTTGTCGCCGACAGCCTATTAACACAAGCCGCCTCCGGGCGGCTTTTTCTTACCTGGAGGAAGCATGGCGGCAACTGTTGCTCACTACTCTCCGATGACCATCATCAAGCTCTCTGGGTCGTTGGCGCAGAAGTTTGGCCGAACACACCGAAGGCAGATCGATAGTGGTCAGGCCTGGGAGGTTTTCAGGGCGCTGAAAGCCACTATTCAGGGCTTCGAAGCGGAGATCAGGCGCCTCGATGGACTTGGTTTGCGCTTCGCCGTGTTCCGTAACCGAAAGAACGTTGGTCTCGAGAGTTTCGAACTGGGCGGCACTCGTGAGATTCGGATCGCGCCGGTGATTGCAGGAAGCAAGCGAGGCGGGATTCTTCAGACCATCATCGGCGCGGTGATGATCGTTGTGGGAACTTATAGCGGTCAGGCCTGGGCTGTTCAGGGGGGCGTGGCGCTCGTCGCTGGCGGGGTTATCCAGATGCTCAGCCCCCAGGCCAAGGGTCTCTCCCAGAGCGCCGCACCGGAGAACCTGCCGAGCTATGCCTTCGGCAGCGCCAAGAACACCACCGCCAGTGGCAACCCGGTTCCAATCTGCATCGGAAAGCGCCGGTGGGGCGGGGCGATTATCTCCGCGTAAATACTAGCACTGATAAGCGCCGGTGGGGCGGGGCGATTATCAGTGCTAGTATTTACGCGGAGGATAAGTTATAGATGGAAAAAACAAGGAGGTTGCCATGCCAGGGATTGTTCAGTTTCTAGCCAAGAATGATCTATTAGAAGTCCGTCGGAATTGGCGGTTGCAGGTCACGGAAGTGCACGCCAAGGCTCTCTCGCTGACTTGGAATTACGTTTTGTTCGCTGAGTATGGGCGCTTTGTTTGCGCTGCGAAAGTTCTGAGCGTTACTAAATATCCCAATGAAGATGACTGTCGTTGGACGATTGAGTTTTCGAGTTTCAAAGAAAATCCCAGATTGAGTTTTTCGGCCGAAGGAATGGGAGGTCGGACAGAGTGGCTCGACGCTGGTAAGGACTCCGAGGTCTTTGCTCTGTTCGAGCAATCCGAACATATTCGTACGGAAGAAGACCCCAAGCTAAATATTTCGATCAATGAGGCTGTCGAGGCGCTTAGCCTCCGATATGACATTGCTGTAAGCAATATCAAGATTACGCTTCACAACTAGCGTCTCCACAATATTCGTTTGAATTGCGTTTTCACAAGCCGCCTCCGGGCGGTTTTTTTATGCCTGGAGGAAACATGGGCGCAGCACTTCAGCTCGACGTCGTCGGCGCCAAGGGCGGCGAGAGCAAGCCGAAAACCCCAGTAGAGGCCCCCGACAGCCTGCGGTCCACCAACATCGCCAAGATCCTGATTGCGGTCGGTGAGGGTGAGTTCGAGGGCACGCCGACGGACCGGGATATCTACCTGGACAATACCCCGATCATGGATGCCAGCGGCAACGTGAATTTCCCGGGTGTGAAGTGGGAGTGGCGTCGCGGATCCGTGGAGCAGGACTACATCCAGGGCATTCCCGCGATCGAGAGCGAGACGACGACCAACGTCGAGCTGCGAAGCGACAACCCCTTCGTGCGCTCGCTGAGCAACACCCAGCTCTCCGCCGTGCGCCTGCGCTTCTCTTGGCCGCGCCTGGCCAGCCAGGACACTTCGGGCAACACCAACGGCTACCGCATCGACTACGCAATTGACGTGGCCACCGACGGCGGTCCCTATATTGAAGCCCAGCCTGGCGCCGTGGATGGCAAGACCACCAGCGGTTACCAACGCTCTGTGCGCGTTCACCTGCCGGCAGCGACCTCGGGCTGGCTGCTTCGCGTTCGCCGCCTCACGCCGAACAGCGGCAGCGACCGTGTCGCAGACACAATGATGATCGCCGGCTACACCGAGATCATCGACCAGAAGCTGCGCTACCCGAACACTGCGCTGCTCTACATCGAGTTCGATGCCCAGCAGTTCCAGAACATCCCGTCCGTCACTGTCGATTGCAAAGCCCGGCGCTGGCCGGTGCCGAGCAACTACGATCCTGAAACCCGGACCTACACCGGGATCTGGGACGGCACGTTCAAGCAGGCCTGGACCAACAACCCCGTGTGGGCGACCTACGGGATCTGCGTCGAAGATCGTTTTGGTCTGGGCAAGCGCATCCAGAGCTGGATGGTCGATAAGTGGGAGATGTACCGCATCGCTCAGTATTGCGACCAGCTTGTCCCCGACGGTGTCGGCGGGATGGAGCCGCGCTATCTCTGTGATCTGAACCTGCAGGGCAAGGCCGAGGCCTGGACACTGTTGCGCGACCTGTCCGCGATCTATCGCGGGATGGTGTACTGGGCCCAGGGCGCACTGATCATGCAGGCCGACATGCCCCGGGCGCAGGACATCGACTATGTCTTCACGCGTGCGAACGTCATTGACGGTGACTTTGTGTACGGCGGCGCCGAGCGCGGCACGCAC